TTATTTAACTTTACTGCTCTTCCTCTATACTTTGCCATTATCTATCATCTAATCTTTCATTTGTAATCATGCCACAAGCTGGGCATTTATAAACATCTTTTAATTCTGTTTTTTTCAATGCCACCTTACATTTGTAACATAATTTAATTTTTTCATGCTGGTCCACCATATTTTTTGCTCTTCACTTTTTTCCCTTTGAATTTGCCAGACTTTCTAGGTAATAAACCCCTCGCTACTGCACTGGCTTTTTCTGTAAATCCTAATTTCTTTTTTTTTCTAATTTTTTCTTTTAATAAAGATAAACTTGGTGCTGACATTATTTTTTCTTTCTTTTTCTTGCACTTGCTCTCTTGATAATATCTTTATCAAATGTTCCAGACCTACCACGGCTTATAAGCTTATTTACTCTTGCCATAGCCCATTGATTCATGCCAATGCCCCTTCTACTACCGCCAGATAAAAACGCCCCCTGCCCCCTTCTAAAAGAAGCCTTGAGGTCTGTTAAAGTAAATAATTTTGATTTTTTTGCTTTGGTTTTTAGAGTTTTTAAAACTTGTGCAGATAAAGGTTTCCTAAATTTACTTGCCATTATGCCCTCGTTCTGCTTCTCAATAATGATAAAGGTATTTTTGCACCAGATTTATATAATGAACTAACTTGTTTTAATAAACTAGCCCTTCTCCTTTTTCTGCCACCCTTCAAACCAGATAAATATTTTTTTGGTATGTTAGTTTCTTTATCTCTGGGTACTTTTCTAACTTTACGTTTCTTCCTCGTCAACTGTTTGCCCTTCTACTTCTGTTGTCTGAAATTGACCTCTTACTGCTCTTGTATTATCTATTTCCTCATTTATTGTTTTTATCATGTCATTATCATCTATTACTGCTTGAGCAATTTGTTTATCTAATTCTTTGTTAAATGTTTCTGATTTGATACCACTTGCTTTTGCTATCTGTAAATATTGCAAATCATTCGCCCAATCTCTTATGTCAAATGTATCTGGATAATTTATCTTCCCATCAAATTCTTTATCTTGCCACATTGCAAACAAACTCCATATTTGTTCCTCTGCATTTTCAAGATAATCTGCCTTTTCTGATAATCTAGCATTTAACAATTGAAATTCTGTCTGTAATGCAATTCCACTAGCTATTTGTGAACCAGTTGCCCTTACACTACCCATGTGAGTTATTCTATCAATGGCATCAACTTTGTTTTGAATACATTTCATTATACCATCTAGGTTTTGTCCGCTTGGTTGAATAATATAAGGCTTTAAACTTGCATCTAAATCCTCTGGAACTTCTATAATTGCTCCTGCTCCTGCACTTGCTTCAACATTTGGAGTCTTCACCAAACTTGGGTGGTTTGCTAATCTTATTAACTGTTCTTTTTCTGAATAATCATTGTAAATTGATTGCTGTAGATAAGCCACATCTGCTAAATCAGATATGCCAATCGGTCTTTTAGCACCTCTCAAATTATATACATTTACTGCTGGTATTTTACCCAGGGGGTTAGGTATTTCTTCTATTAACTTAGCATCACCCTCTGCATAGTCTTTTGTATACTCCTCGACCTCAAAAGTGCTTATTGTTTCCTCTGTAAATAGTTTTATGATTGCTCTTTCTTCATTTATATCCTCAACAACCATCAACATGTCTAAATAAAATCTGCCACTTGTTGACCTACTGTAATTCCAATTTACAACATTTTCTGGTGTTAATATTGAAATGTAAGGTCTTATGTCTTGTTGTAATTCTTCTGCTCTAGTATTTGCATTCGATTGCGGTTTGTCTATGATAACCCAACAATTACCATAAATACTTGCATTCATTTGCACTTCTCGCATTACTGTATTAAATGAGCGACCATCTAAATCAGCATCAGCTAGGAATGATGCTAGTTGTTCATCACCATCTAAACTACCATAATCTCTTGTGGGTGGTACTCTCCATAAGAAACTTGTATATATTTGTACAACATTTTTGCAGTGATTATCCAGGGGAGTGTGCATAACTCTTGCATCATATTCCTCTGGTGATTCTAAAATATATCTGTGAAGATAATATCCATTTTTATAATCATTCCCTCCAAGGTAACTTCTAATATAGAACTCCCAGTTTGCTATATTTGCGTGCCATAAATTATGTTTGCTTGTTAGAAATTCTCTATCCATTAACTCCACCTTTTCTGTGGGCTAGACACAAAATTCCTTCTTAATGGAAAATTATATTCTATCAAATAACCTAGTGCATCATTCATGTGATCATAACCACTTTCTTTATCTGGAATATGTGTGCCCTCTTTGTATATCTGTCTTTCTAAACTTTTAATGACATTCTTGCAAGATGATACAATAAATAAATTATTTTTGCCATTAACATTTTTTAGTTTTGAATTTACTGCATTTATTCTATCTCTCACCAGTGGTGCAGTATTTTTACATCTTACATCAAATCCTGCATTTTTCAAAATAGCTAAATCTGTTGTGCCACCAGCAGAAGTTTTCCTTTGTCTTGCACTTGGGTCTGGATAAACAATAATTTTTTTATTTTTATATCTGTTTTTTATTTCTTCACACATTTCATTTGTATTTGAAGAATATATTTGTATTTCATCAATAACCAGGACTCTCTCGCCTTCAATATTACAAACAACTGCTGTCATTGGGTCTACATTAAAATCTAATCCAATATGCAAAAACTGAAAATTTTTATTATACTTTTCTATAATATTTTTATCTCTGCTAAAATTGTAATATATCATACCAGAATAATTAACAAATGTCGCTTCATACTCTTGTTGAAATGTTCTTAAATCTAAATCTTGTTTTGCCTGTTCTATTTCATCATCAGAAACTTGCCCACCTTCCAGTGTTGTATATTTAAAAGATTGCCAATCATTGTTTGTTTCACCTTGTTTAAATAATTCATAACTCCAGTTGCCAAATCCTCTTGGGCTTCCACAAAATAAAGCATGTCCTCTTGTATCAGATAAAGTTGGTCTTAATACCTCGTACCATGCTTGTTTGTCGATGTCTGCAAACTCGTCCATTACCAGGAAGTGTAAACCAACACCCCTTAATGAATTTTCATTATCTGAACCTCTTAGAGATATTTGTGAATTATTTTTTAAAGTAAGTGTCAGATCACTATGATTTATGCTTTTCACCCATTTATGATAAATCATCTTTTCTTTCAAAACACTCCAACAAATAGCTTTTGCTTGTCTATAACTTGGTGCAACATACCAAACTTTTTTATTAGGGTGACTTGCGAACTTTGCTAATTCATTTATTGCCAGGAATGTTTTTCCAAATCTCCTTCCAGTAATTAAAACTCTAAATCTTGATTCATCTTCAATTACTTTTTTTTGTGGTTTAGTCAAAGGCATCAATCAGCAGACCACACCAATGGTTCTTCTAATTCATTTGTTTCTATTCTATCTTGTTGCCCTAGCATATTCTTTCCCAGGAATATTTGCATTGTAACATTACCTTTTTCTGCTGACTTCCATTGCAACTGTCTAAGCCTTATTCGCTGTTCTGCCCTCCCTTTTGTCAAAAATTCCGAATAACTCTTTTCCAGGAGGTCTGCCGAACAACCAAAAAATTCAGATATTTCTTTATTAGTACAACCTAATGCAGATAACTTTTGAACTTGCTTTGGGTCAATATTATACTTTTTAGGTCTTGCCATTATACCCCTCTAATCGGTATTTTTACTATTGGGTTTAAATCCCAACCTTTGCTACTTTTATCTCTTGTAACTATTTTGTTTCCCCATTTTTTTTGCAGTAAAAGGAATTGTTCCTCCTCTCTTTTTTTTGTTCTATAGTCTGCGCAACCACCCTTATTGATATGTTGTTTAACTCCATAGTGATAAGCATTAAATCTTAATGTTTTTCTATATTTATTTAAAACTTGCAAACTTAAATCATAATCCTCTTTCAATGGCAAATTTTCGTCATATCTCAAATCTAAATCATTAAAAGCTTGAAAAGGTCCACCAATATAATTTGTAAAACTAAAAGGTGTATATTCCCTATATGCCCCTTTATCTGGTAATAGGTTCACTCCCCAATATTTAATTTTTAAGTCATCACACAAATTAAAAGCATTTTCGCAAAATTCTAAAACTTCCTCAGCATTTAATTTTTTTGCTTTTTGATTATTCCAACGTCCTATAAAACTCATATCATCATCAACAATAATTATTTTTTTACTATCAGCATTATCCAAAATATAATTTCTTATTCTGCACAAATTCCCTTGTGCTTCATTCGGCACAACCCATACTTTATAATTATTAGCTAAATATTTTTCAGCTTCAAATTCTGCTACTACATAAGTTATATAGGGTAAATATTTATGAGTTATTACATCATCTGGTCTTTTATAACTTGGTGCAAAAAATAAAATTTTATCCATTTTGTTTTCTTAATTCTGTTAAATAATCTGCACCATTTATAACCCTACCTATTCCTTTACTCCAAGGTTTTCCATTTGATCTTTTTGAAGAAACTGTTTGTAAATTAAAATGAGTTTGTGCAGATAGCCAATCAATATCATTTTCAAAATATAAAACTACATAATTATGTTGTTCTCCTATTTCTTCTGAAAATTCAACATCTGGTTCATCTTCTGGTTCTGGTTCTTCTAATAACTTTTCTAATTCGCTTTCTTCAAAACCAGTTGAACTTAATAGACCTTCTAAATCTAACAATTCTCCTTTTAATAATTCTTCGTCCCAGGAACTATCTTCGTTTGTTCTATTATCAGCCAACCTATAAGCTTTTGCCTGGCTTTTAGACAAATCAGCAATAGCTATTGGTACTTTTTTCAAACCCAGTTTTTTTGATGCCAATAATCTAGTATGCCCCACAATAACAACCATATTTGAATCAACTACTATTGGTTGTTGAAATCCATATTCATTTATAGAACTTGCAACCTTATCTATTGCTTGGTTTTTTCTTGGGTTATTATGATAAGGAATTATTTTATCAATATTTATTTGCTTTACTTTCATTAATCTAAATCCTTTACAAATTTAATATTTGCATAATTTTTATCGCTTGATGTCAAACCACTTGGAACTAGTAAATCTTTGATATTTATGTTTTCTCTCATACTTAAATAAAAATCCATATAACCCCTTTTTTCTATCTTTCCCTCTTTGTCTTTATCAGACAATTCAACTGGCACATCTTCAAATCTTTCTTTGCATTTTACTTTAATTTTTTTTGCTTTCTCCTTGTTTTCTCTAAATAATTTTTTTAATTCATAATAACTATTTTTGATATTTTTTGTTTTCATTTTATTCTCCAAATAAATCAAACTGCCCTTCTTCGTTTTCAACAAAGTTTTTATTTTTATTATGGATTAACTTTAAAACATCTTTTTCACTTAATTCACTTTTTCTTATTTGAGTATATAACTTAGGATTTATATTTTTTACTTCAAATAAAATAGATTCGTAAATATCGTCCATTTTTTCTTGTTCTTTTGCTGTTAATCCATTATCTAAAAACATTGTTCTCTCAAATATTTTTTTTCAAATAATCTAATAAATCTATTTTTGCAGACCACCCCAATTTTATTAATTCTGAGATATCCGCAGTATTATTTAATCTTTCTGTTTTATCACCTATTTTTTTTTCATATTTTATTTTTAAATTTTCCATTATATCAACTAATTTTAAACCAATTCCGCTTCCTATATCAATTATACCTTTAAAAGAATTATTAATTATAATTTCAATTGCATTAATTACATCTTCAACATGTATAAAATCTCTTATATGATTTGTATTAATATATTTTATTTTATTATTAAGAATTTTGGGAATAAGCATTTCTTCTCTTGCTCCTGGTCCATAAACAGTTGTTAATCTCATACCAACTGCATTTTTATGGTGTAATTGTTCCATGCAATATTTACTCATTGCATAAGGGTTTTGCCAGGATTCATGAGCAGTTGAAGAACTTGCATAAATTATTCTTTTATCTTCATACATATCAAAAATTCTTTTGCTACCTAAAACATTTGTTTTCCAATATTTTTCTGATTTATCAAGGCTATCTTTAACACCAGATAATCCTGCTAAATGAATAACTAAATCAATATCTTTTGGTAATTTTGATTCTAAAATATCATTGCCACTTTTAATATCAAAGCCAATAATATCAAACTTTTTTGATAAATATTTCAATAAATTTGAACCAATAAAACCTTCACTGCCAGTTAATAATATTTTCATTAAATCCAACCTTCCATGTCTAAATATTTATAAGCATCTTCTCTGCTTATATATCCACAATCTACTGCTTCTTTTACATCATAACAATTTTGCCTAGCATATTTTTTAATCCAAGCACTTACTTCTTTCTTTTCAATAGCATCTTTAAAAACTTTTATTCTCATTGCTAATTTATCTATTTTTTCATTATTTTCTTTTTTTGGTTTTTCATCTAAATACTTTTTTGCAGATAACCAAAAAGCAGGTTGTTTAGCAAATTGTTTATCCTCAACATTATCAAAATATTTATTATACATATCAGCCAATTGTTCTGGTTTTTCTAACCATTCTTTTTCTAATCTAAT